CTTGACGACGGGCTCACCGGTCGGGTATCGACGAAAGCGGTTCGACTCGGCTCTTTGTTTCAAAAAATAGGATTGAGGAAAGCGGCGAAAAATACTCGTTTCGTACCTTATCGGGTCCGACAATACCCCAACGATTGCGTCGAACAAGCCGGCGAAAAAAAACAAGCCGGCCGCAACCAGGACGTTCGTGAAATAATCGGTTGTCATTGCTTTGTTTCTCGTTTGTTTTTACCGACAAAAGCGTTTCGACGACGGCCGTAAACCGATCGGTGAGAGGCGTACAACGCCCCAAACGTAAAGAGTAAAATCGTCGACGACAAGAGCTCGAGGCCGAAAACCCTGAGCCAGGGCACCGAATGAGTCGAGGCCGACGTACTGAGGGACCAATATTTCGACCACAAAAAGAAAGCGACCGACAAGCAAAAAACAAGGGCGAGTTTCCATTTTGAGAAAACATAAGCCCAAAAAGTTTTGAAAGCGGGGCGAGGTGCCCGTTTCTCGGGCAATGCGAGTAATTTTTCCGATACGGTTCTCATTGTTTGGGTTTTTGAGTTGTAAAAATATCGAGAACCCCCGAAAACGAGGGCTCACGACTTGCAATTTTCAACGTCCGTAAAAATACGGTCACCGCGAAAGTATGTTATTCAATCGGGTTATCTTCGGGCAAAGTGCCCGATCTTACGACCGCATTTTCAACAACGAGATTTTTCTCAATAGTCATATCGGTCGCAAATGTCACTTGAGAGCCCAGGTTCGCGGCGGTGTCGTCCCTGAGGGTTGTTCGAAACGTTGTTTTCCAAACGAAAACGTTGTCCCAATCGAGAGGCTGAGTTTCATTCAATCGCCTCACCGGGTCAAAAGAGTAATTTTCGAGGCCGTTGAGAGCCTTATAAAGCTCGTCGACGGTCGCGAGGTAATCTTTCGAGTCGTCCGATTTCGTGATCGTTTTAAAACCTATGTATAAGGCAAACTCGACGTCGCTTTGTTGCATTTTGGTCGCCGTTCCGACGGTATTCGACCAATTGAGCGAGGCGAACTCGATAAACACAACCGGCCAACGCCGGGCGTCCTCGAAACCCTCTTTTTCAAATTGGTTATTGAATAAGCCGCCCCAATGAAAGGCGGGCTTTAGTGTCTCGACCTTTTCGGCGATTGCGTTGTAAAGTGTCATTTTGCTCATTCGAAAACTTTTTTCATTGAGGTAAGTATTGCGAGACGTATTCGACGCCTGAGAACGGCCGACTCGCCTAAAAATTTACGCTTTGGCAATCGACCGGCGACGCCTTGGTTGTGATAAGTTGCATATTCGACACCGTAAGCGCCGACGCGAACCTCTCGAAAAGAAACCCTTGAGGCCCTTATCGAACGCCTGAGGTTGCCGCTATCAACAAGTAAAGCTCTCGTTTTACCGGTCCGACGATCTGCACGGTTGCCCCTTTTCCTGGGTGCCCAAGGCGTTAGGGTGTTGTCGGTGAAACCGCCGTCACGAAAAGCCTCTTTTGAGTGATTAACGACGAGCCGGGCAATCTCTCGAGGCAATTGTTGTTGGGTCTTGGCGAATTTCGCAAGTATTTTATCGAAATCGAATTTTTTAGCCATTGTCAGAATATTAAACCGGCACCGGGCGAGGGGTTGTCTGTTGTTTTTTTTATCAACTCGGCACCCAGGGGCTCGAGCTCGGTACGAAAAAAGTAAAGCTCAAAGTCGGGCTCGTGAGTTGGTTTCGTTGTTATATCCAAAAGCTCAGAAATCACGCTCGCAAGAGGACCTCTCGGGCGTACCGTCCGGCCCGTTATCGTTAGGGTTTCAAGCCCGATTTTTACCTTTATCATTGGGTTAGTTGTTTTCGTAAAAAAGCCTCAAATAAGTCTCAAAGTGATCGGGGTCTCTTTTGAGAAAGTTTCTCATTTCAACAGGGTCGCCCAAGACGTGAGTAAACCACATTGTAAGCGTCTCGTAATGACCGCTCGAGTAAACCTTTCCCGAGTAAGGCTCGAAAAAGTCGTCCTCGATTGCCCTTTCGTCGTCACGGTAATCTTTACCCGTCAAGTCCCTCAATCTTTTCGGCGCCTGGCCGTAAGTTCGACGGTTAAAAAACCCAACGTTGCCGTTTATTATATTGGTGTTGGATACCTCGAGCCAATGACCGAGCTCGTGGCAAACGGTCTCGAGGTTGTCGTAACGATAAACGAAAGCCGCCCCGAAATTTTTCGCGGTTATGTAATCGGTTTCCTCTCGAAAGACCGCCCGGCCACCGTTTCGACTGTCATTATAAAACAATTTCGGGGGTTTGTTCAACAAGGTTTTTTTGCCAACAATTCGGCGAAACGCCTCGACGCCCCGACTGACAAAATCGCCGTGAGCCTTTGACCAATTTGAGCCCGGTTTTATAACCAGGTCGAGGGGCTCGTCTTGGGCCAAAATATTTACAATTCGGTCCTCGTGAGCGTACCTCGCCGGCAATACTTTCTTTTTGAGTTCAAAATAACGCCTCAGCTCGTCAGGGTTTCGCCTTTTTACGGCCGTTGCCTTGAGTTTTCCCTCTAAAGACGTAAACTCAAGCAAGTCGGGACCGAGCTCTTTTTCGTAATCCTCGACCGACTTTAAAAGTTTCTCTCTTACGAGCTTGAGTTTTTCCTCAAAAGGCAAACGTTGTAATAGCTTACCAGGTGCCGGCTTTAGAGGTGCCGGTTTCGGGGGCACGGGCAAGCCAAAGTTTTCGAGCGCCTGGGCCTTGTACCGGTCAGCAACTAAAAAATAAGGGTGAGCGTCAGGTTTGAAAACGACTTTCTCGAGCGCCGGGTTAAAAGCAAACAACGAGGGCAACTCAGGCAAGTCGGCGAGCTTGCTCGGGTCGGTTGGTGTCGCCTCACCCTCGGCGTACTGAGTAACGTCGCAACGACAATTCCACCCGTTCGGGGGAAAGTGAGTCCGCCAAAAGGGGTTGTCGATATGTAAAACGATACCGTCAAGACCCTCGTGCTCTTTTCGGACCCGTTCGTCGCCGGCGGTGTCGTATCGCAAGAGTGGCGCAATGTCGGCGTTCTCTTTCAAGTCGAGCCATTGACGGGCCCCGAGCGTATTATTGTAAGCGGTTCGATATTCGGTTTTTAGCCAATTGTTGTTGTACTCGTCAAATATCGCCCCGGCCTTTTCCTTAAATTGACCAAAGGGGACCTTGAACCCGCCCTCGAGCAAAGCCGTCTCGATATCGAGCGCCTGTTGAAAGGTTTTCGCGGCCGAAAAGGCGCCGATATTGTGTTTGAAATTTCCAAACATATCGGTCAACACAACGTCGTTCTCTGAAAAATCACCAAAGCCCCGCTCGACGGCGTCAATAAGACGGTCAAAGGTTGCCTCGTAAAGGTCAAGAGGTAAGCGACGGGGCGAAAAAACCCCGTTATAAAACCCGTTTATCAGGTCCTCAAGCTCTTTATTGGTAAAGTCCCGGTAAGCCATTAGTGCGCGTGTGAGTGAGCGGCCTCGTTGTAAAGTTCACAAACGCCTGGCATAACCGAAACAATTTTTTTCGTCTTATCACCCTGGTCGTTCGGCGTGTCCGAACCTTGAGAGCCGCCGCCGCCGGAACCGCCGCCAGGCGACCCCGGGGGTTGTGGCGGCCCGTCAAGGCCAGGTTGTAAAACCGGCTCGGGCTTTTCCTCGACCGGAATACCGAAAGTTTGTTCAATCCAATCGGCCGCAATCTCAAATTGTTTTGTCCCCAAGAGCTCAACGACCCATTTGAAACGAACCTCAAGCGATACTTTGAGCTCGTCGTCCCATTTGAAACGGTACCCTTTGGGAAAAATACCGTGAACCCTCATAAGAGGCAAAAGTTGATCGTTTACGACGTCGCCGATTGTACGCTTTACGCCCGAAATATAATCGTCGAGAACCCTCTCGTGTACCTCGGCTTGAGAACGGCTCGAGCCGTTGTCTGAGGTCATTGTTTGGCCGAGAATAAGTTTCGAGAGCTCTGAGTTCACCCGCTCAACGAGCTTGTCGTAAACCTGGAAATAATCGCTTTTTGTGATCTCGATATATTGAAGCTCGTCGTCGTTGTCGAAAACACCGTAAGCCGCCGAGCCCATGTTTTCAAGCATTGAAACCATATTCGAGTAAGCCTTTGGGTTGTTTATGTCGGTTTTTCCCATTCTTACGGGCATACCGAAAAGCTCGGCCGCCTCAGACCAGGCCCCGAGTACGTTTTTTTTCCATATCACCAGGGGCGCCGCTTTGGTCAAAAGGCCAAGGTTGCCAGGTTTCTCGATAAAAATGACCCAATTCGACCAAGGCAATTCGTCAAAAAACAAAAGGTCGGCTTGAGTTATTCTCATATTTTTTTTGACCGCCCGGCGCTCAGGAATAACGTACTCGCGAGGTATGAGGGTCGAGCTCGTGAAAACGTCGTCTTTTATCGAACCGAGTTGAACGAGCGAGGCGCCGTAAAAATCAGCGTCGACGGCGTGACTTACCAGGTCGCGAAACCAAGCCTTTCGAAATCTTTCGGTGAGAACGTCGTCAATGTCGCCGCTCTCGTTCTCAATGTAAAACGCCGAGGCGAGGACCTTGAGGCGAACGGTATTCAACAGACTCGTAAGGTGAGCGTCGAGGGTTATGTCCTGGAAAACCCGAACGAGGTCGGTTCGATCGGGCGACAATTTGCTCTCGGCCTGGTTGAGAGCCGTTCGCCAACGATTGACGTCCTCTTTTACCCTGGTGAGTTGAGTAATCTGTATTTTTTTTAGAATATCGGCACCGGTTGGGCGATTGACGTCCTTATCGGTGACGTTGCCGATTTTAATATTTGTAAAGGGTATTTTGATCACCATGAGTGAGAGATTTTTTCGTTTGAGTTCCAAGTTATATCGGTACCCGATTTTGAGCCGTGATCGACAAGCTCGAGGCCCTCGATTGTGACGTTTTTACGAGGGTCGGCGGCCCGCTTGAGATAATCGACGGCGTCGTCGTGCTTTTTTACCCGGTGCTCAGGAATTTGACGAGGGTTTATTCGGGCGTAAAGCTCGTAAAGGCTCATATCGACGGCCATACGAAACAAAAGAGGGTTTCTCGGGTCGGCAATCTTTTCCCAGGCCAACCCGTCGACGGGTAACTCGATATTTGTATCGTCGAGAGACTTATAAAACGCTTTCGCGTCACCGGCCTCGG